CTTCAGTTTCAGCTAGATCGTCAACCACGGAACGGAAAACTTTTTCCTTTTGTAGTTGTTCTCTATCTTCGCTGATTGCAACTGACTTACCAATCTCTTCGTTTAACTTAGATTTTAGTTCGTCAATTTCTTGCTGCTGAGAATTTAATACATCGAATTTTTCTTCTGGAACATCAATATAATGTTCTAGGAAAACATTCTGTAAGCCTTTAATAAAGCTTTCAGTAATTTCGTTGCGTAAACCACCCTCAATAGCCAGCTCGTTTTCTGACATCCACTGCTCTGTCACATAAGACAGATACTTGTCGATGTTTTCTACAAGTTTTTCTTTGGCTTCGTCAAAAGCTTTATTAGCTTCTTCAACAAGTTCGTCTTCAATAGCACTTACTTGTTCATTAACTCTAGCCACGACACTAGCTTCAAATAATGATGCTGCTTGTGTCTTAAATTCTTCTGAAAGATGCTCCTCGTCCGCGAACAAGTTAGCAATGTCTTCTTCGAATAAAGTTTCTTCTGCTGAATCTTCTTCTGAAGCTTCTACTTCGGTTTCTTCTTCCTCAGTAAGTTCTTCGTCTTCTCCATCAACATATTCAACTTCTTCGCCTTCGACTTCTTCCTCTGCAACAACCTCTTCTGTAGCTTCTTCTTCAGTTACTACTTCATCTTCTGCTACTTCAGGTGTTTCTTCAAGAACTTCGTCTTCAGTCTCTTCGACTTCTTCTTGATGAACATTACCTTTGGAGCTAGATTGTGCTACAACGCTTTGAGTTGCCTCTCCATCGTTGTAATTAGGTGCTTTACCAGCACCTGAGTTAGAAGGTCTAGGGGCACTACCAGCTTTAGCCGACGCTTCCTTACCTACTGGGCTTGTCAATCCGCCTTCAGGGTTGCTAGTACCACTTAGGTCTTGCTGTTCTGGGTTTGGATTAGAGTTACCTTGTGTAGGAGGTGTAGCATCTCCATTGCTAGCTTTATCTAAAGGACGATGTGCCTTCAGTTCGTCTAGCACTTCTACGGCATCGTCTTGTAACTTGCCTTCTAGAAGTTCTCTGATTTTGGATTCTACTCCCATGTTACTCTCCTCTTAGGATTATTTAAATTTTAATATAATCTAATAAACTATTTATATTTATACAGATTTCTATTATATTTTAGACAGTTTATTAAGAAAATTGCTAAAAACAGCAATCTTAGCTTCTTCTAGATCTTTCTGTGAAGTGCTATTAATAATTGCTTTACTTTCATCTATATCTTGTTCTGTCCATTTACCATTAACAAAAACCCATTCCCTTCCTTCCATTATACCGGATACAAAAGCGTCTGGAGCGCTAGGATCAGCCACAATATCTGCTGCTGTGGCAAGCATGAAGTCATCTTGTACTTCGTTAATGCCATTCCTCTCTTTTAAAGAGCCCAATCCTCTGGAGCTTACTCCAAGTTGAGCGCCTTCGCTAATAAGTTCTTTTACAATTCTACCCATTGGTGTGTCCATAACTTTAGCACGACCAATCCAATTGCTGCCGTCTTCCTTTAATGAAGTTATCATGTGAGAAACTCTGTCTAAGTTTACAGTAGGGCCTTCTGGGTGTCCTAGCTCTCCGTAAGCTCTTTTAGTTTTGACAGATTCGTTAACATATCTGTTAACTTCTCGTTGCATGATCTCTTTAGGATATACACGACCGTTTTTGTTCTTTAAATCTGATTGTAAAAATACACCTTCTATAAACACATTAGGTTTATTAGGGTCTTTACTCTCTTCTGTTAAGTATGAAATACTTTCGTTAAACTCTTTAATAAGTCTCATTTGATTCTCCGTTAACCTAGACTTCCACCGTTATAGACATTACCTGAATCGTTAGTGTCTAGTGGAGCATCTTGATGTTGTTGTGAGCCATACCCAGAAACTTTAGCACAATCTACTATAACAGTTCCACCAGCTCCGCCGGCTATAACTACTTCTATATCTGATGTGTTTTCTGAGTTTTCTGCAAATCCGTAAAAGTCTAATGAACCACTTTCGTGTAGTTCAAATAATACAACGGAGTTTCTTTGCACCTTTGCGCTAGCACCGCTAGACAAAGTCCAATGTAGCCCTTTAATGTTAGCTGCTGGGGAGCTTTGCGTCTCAGTAGATTTCTTAAGCGTTGTTGCTAAAGCAATTGTTCCGGTTGCTGCAGTCCCCCTAACAGATACCACACCCTGGACTTGGGTGAGTTTTAAGTTGTTTACTGTGACTGCCATTTGTTTTCCTTTGGTTAGTTAAATTTTAGTACCTTTTTTTCTTATGGTTCATATGAGGGCCTTCTTCAAGAACCTCTACATTAGGATCATTCACTTCAACTGTTTCGATACCGTGTTCAAACATTACTTTATACCAAGCCACTTTACCGTCTACTGGTTCTGCATGTTCACCAATTATTGGTGTGCCTTCATTCCATTCTTTGTGCATTATTTTACTTGCACACATGTGTTTATCGCCTTCTAGTGAGCCTTTAGCTACACCATCAACAGGAGATTCGGTAATAACTCCTGTTCTAAAATCTTTAAATGTCTTTGTCATTTGTTTCTCCTTCTACAGGCCTCCCTGTTGTTTGATCTATATCCACTAGTGCGTCATCTAGAGTAACACCTTGTGGTTCCATGTCAGGATCAACACTCTGTTTAAAAACATCTGCTGCTTTATCCTGTTTTAGTTGATCTAATACATCATTTGTTCTGGATGCCATTTGATCATTAAATTGTTGTTGGGCATCTGCATTATTACCTGCAATTATATTGTCCAACATGTCTCGAACTTCTTGTGTTCTATCGTCTGCCATATTAAGCTCCATTATCTGGTCCAGGTTCTGGGTTTCCTTCTCCTGGTACCTCATTATTTATATTATTTTCAGGTTCTGGTTGCTGAGCATCCACCTGTTGTAAAGGACTCCATTGATACTGTCTACTATATTGTGGCTCTGCCATAATTTCTGTTTCGATTGTATCAATTTCCTCATCTGTAAGCATTAAGACATTCTTTTGAATGTAGCGCTTACTAAAAAATGTTCCTATGTATGCTGCAAGACCGTTTAATACTTCTACTCTACTTCTAAGAATCTCTTGTTCTTTAGATTCTGTGTAATAAGCATCTGTGGCAAATTCAAAGTCTAAATCATCTTTGATATCTTGCCAATCATCTTCAGTTATAACACCTTTTAGTAAAAGCTGCGTATGTAAAAGATCGCTTAACATTACCGAGAATTTCCTTCTTAACTTGATGATAAATTTTGTAAATTTCATCTCGTCTCGATTTATCTCAGCAGCTCTACCAAAATTAAGTCCAGCCTGTTGTTCTAATCTCGATACAGGTATGTTCAAGGACTGATATAATTTCCTTTGAAAGTATTCTACATCTTCTATCTGCCCTAGGTTTGCACCTGCTGGTAATGTATCAATACTTGTACCTGTTCCGCCTTCCCTTCTAGGTAACCAGAAGTCTTCCAACATAGACATGAACTTCTTATCATCTCTTATCTCACCAGTGTTAGCATCGTAAACTAATTTATTACGATATCTATCCATGATGTCTTTCATGTATTGTTCTGCCTTCATTTTAGGCAGGTTACCAACATCTACATAAAAGATTCTTCGTTCTGGAGCCCTTGTAATTCTATAAATTACTACTGCGTTCTCCATCATACGAAGTTGGTTTGCAGGCCTAATTGCCTTATGTAGATACGACAATGAAATATTCTTATCGTGATCTACCAAACCACTTGGTGCATAAGCTATGGCGTCTTTTGTTATTTTTAAACCTTGTTGGTTTTCAGGAGCTATATATTGCCCTGGTTTAGAAGTTACACCTTTGTCGTTATAGATAAAGAATTCATTAACTTCTTTAATAAACTGTACGCCTGAAGGATTCTTTTCCTTCTTTACTTCTCGCACCTTCCTAATTTTCCTAGGATCAATATATCTAATATCCTTAATCCCTTGTTTAGGATTTTCCATATCGATGACTTTATGAAAAAATATCTTGCCATCTATATACCATCGTCTAAAATAATCTTGAGCTTGAGCCTTAAAATCCATTAAGTTTTTAATCTCTTCAAACTCTCTTTGGATTGATTTCCTAACTGAAGCCGATAATTGAACATCGTCTAAGTTAAGTTCTACTGGAGATTCATTCTCCAATTGTGCAATAGACTCATTTATAATATCCTCTACCGCTGTATCAACATCTGCCATCATGGCAATGTCTCGATACCTTTTTACCAATTCTGCATCTGTTTGGGCTACCCCTTCTAGATCCATGTAGGTACCGTAGTACCCACCTGCTCGAATTGACTCTATTGCACCGTCTTCGGTTGGCGCCACGAAGGATTTTTCACCTTCGGGCGTCGCCTTTCTTTTTATCTCAAATCCAAAAATATCCATAATTATTTATCCGTTCCCATTACGGGTTCTTAGTTAGCAACATCGTATGACTGGTATTGGAATGTAACTGTGAACTCTTCAATTATGTCGTTCTGTGCATATTGTAATGCAATTTCTGACATGTTAATTGGAAAAGCGTCTCTTAAAGTTATAATTCCGCCAGGTAACGCGTTATCGTTTCTATCTAAGTGTGTGACTGTTATGTCTGCTTGGTAATCCCTAGGTTGTAACGCTAGTGCTGAGTTATCAGCTCTACTGTTCATTCCATCTAACCACTCTTCAAAAGGTTGTCTTAAAGACTGAGCTGTATCATTGGCAATAGTTATTGTCCAAGGATCAAAAATCCTTTCGCCTGCCAATTTAATTTCCCTACCTCTGTATTGTATGATAGCTGGGTTAACCGTTGAAGCTGGCATAGCAGCTCCTGTAACAAGAACACTAGCAGTCAAGTCTGGCGCTCCTACATAAGCAGGGAATGCCAATTCTACCAAGAACTGATTAGGTCTGGCTCCACCAGCCCCAAGTCTTGATTTAAATAGTTGTATATCCATTGTTAGTTCTCCTAATAAACTTATTTATAATTGTTAACCACCAATCTCATCAAAAGACACACCAGTTCTAGTAGCTATAAAGTTCAACTGGATAAAGTTGATTGACTTAGCTGGCTTAATGAAAATGTCTGCTACAAATTCGTTAGCATCAATTACCTGTGAGGTATTATTTGATGTGTTACAAATTACTTTAAAGTCGTAAATACCTCTACGGCCTTGGACATCTCTTAAGAATGGTGTAAGTAGTGATGTAAATTGCGCTCTTGTAAATGAATCGTTGAATTCAAATAATTGAAACTTAGCTGCTATAGCAATTGCCTTTTCTAATACAATGAACAACCTTCTAACATTAATTCTATTAAATGCTGTTGGTGCTGCTACCATTGTTTTATCTCCAAACAATACAATACCGTTACCTGTACTGTTAACAACCGGGTTAATACCTGCTGAGTACATGTCGTCTCTGTTTGCTTTTGTAGGGTTGAATGCTAGTTTAACTGCGTTTTTAACTTGGCCTCTATTAAATCCTGCTGGTGAGAACCAAGGATCTGTAGTATTATCTGTTTCAACACAAAGTCCTGCTACATCTCCATTTAATGGAACCCATCTGTAAACATCATTGTACCTATCGTACATATATTTCCAGTTGCCGTCCATTACAGCGTAAGAAGTAGGTGTTAGTAATGCTTTGGTTGCAACCATTGCTGTTACTTCTGAGCCTGCGTTATTAACAACATCGCCCATCTGTGGACTTAAGAATGCTAAACAATCTTTTCTTGTTTTAGCAATATTATCTGTTACCCACTTGCCGTCTGTTGTTCCGTGTCCACCTGTTAATACAAGTGAAATATCTGTGCTTTCTGAATCGTTAAATAATGCGTATCCGGATTGGATATCTCCACTATCAGGACTATCAGAAACACCGCCTGTTAAACTTACAGTGCTTTCTGCTGCTGTAAAGTTAGATGTAAATGTTTTACCTGCTCCACTTGTACCCCAAGTTGTTTCACTTGCTGGGTGGTCTGTGAAGTAAATGTATTTAGATTGGGACTCAATTACATCTCTATAATAAATTGAACCACCTTCAAGTCCTTTAGCATCTGTTGCTTTAGAAACTCCTGCAAATGTTTCAAGAACTGTTCCTATTGTTCCTGTAAACAAACCATCTTCGTCAACAACA